ATCGTCACATGGCTGCCCGCTATCAAAGTGGTTACATACAAAACAATAAGTATGTCCATCAGAATATACGGAATTACCGTCTGACGAACCACAGCTAGGACAGCTGGTGTGATATAGGAATGATGATTCATCTGAGCCAGTCAACTGGGATTGCATAATAAGCACACCAAGGAAAGCCGTTCTTCTCTGCCCACATGGAGTAGGTAGTTTTAGAACGCTTGTTTATTTTATTGTGAGGAGATTGAAAGATGATACGAATATCAAGGTCTGGATTTGCTGCTTTTACAGCTTTCATCTTGCGTCTTTGCTCTGGAGGAAAGTAACCTTTAGTTTCCAAGTAAATATCCCCAACTTTAAAATCAGGGATATACTTAGCTTCTATTGTGTATGTCAGCTTTTCGCCCTCATACTCGTATGGTACTTTCATCGAGTCAAGCAAGTCAGCAACCTGCTCTTCCAAATGACTACGCATTAGAAGTCATCCTCTTCAACGGAGCATGGAGCTGCGTTAACGTTTGGCTCTTCGACCTTAAAGCCATTTGTCTTACCAAATAGTTCTGATGCTTGGTCAGCTGACATGTCACCATTATCAACTACACCAGCTCCGCTGTTAAGACTAACAATTTGAACTGCTTTTAGTTTTAATGATGTACCAATGTCACCGCTTGGTAGTACGTATGGTTTTTGGAAGAAAGCTAACTTAACTTTACTACCGCTGTAGACTGGTGTGTCTGTGTCTTTGATCTGTGTTCCTTCTGTATCAACAACGACAGGTATAATCTTGTCGCCATCTCTCCAGCTAAAACGTAGATGGTATGCTCCTTTCTGATTGTCTATCTCTTCCCAAGGCTCTGGCTTGACAGTAACCCTCTTTGGGTTCTTTGCCTTGCTCTTAGCCCATTCAAGTGCTGATAGACGCTCTTCTTCGAGTTTTGATATAAGTGACTCGTCAACAAGAGCTGATAACTTGTAGCCCCACTCACCTGGTTTTAGGATAGCTTGGAAGCCATCAAGTGTTACAGGATCTGGAGTTACGTAGGTGGTTGCCATAATTAACAGAAAAAATAGGTGGAATTTGAAACAACTTTGGGATCTAATGTCCCAACGATGGGTGGTGGTTCTGAGGCGTTGATAGTCTCTGCAAATTTAGAGAGCCAACATTCTTCGGAAAAGATATTGGTGTAGGTTTCTCGCACAAGTGCATTGAGTGTTCCCATGTCTCCTGCTCTGCAAAGAACAGAGTCATGTATGACTGTGAATGGTTCATCGAACTTTGTGAATGATCTGTGAAGGATCGAAGCATCGAATGAGTGAATGTAATTTGGGGCAGTGCTTGACTTATGCTTGTTAGGGCTAGGTGATGTTTTACCAGTAGGTAATCTTACTCTAGTTCTACCCAACAACTGCAGCTCCATCTGTTCTGTTTCGATGTCATCTCTTCTTTGATTGACAACAAAGCCAGATGGTGTGACCCATTCAACTTCAGTAGCACCATTTCTGATGTACTGTCCGACATGTTTCTTTATCCAACGCATAACTTGCATAGGCCCTGGAACTATAGCGTCCATGCTGTTGTAGACAGCGTTTACGACCTGTGTGAGCTCGTCCTTTGTGGGGTCGATACCCTCTTCAAGTAATGCTTCACGTATGTACTTACGACTACTATCTTTAGTAGCATTGTAGGGAATAGTCATCACTGTGCGTTTGCACACAGCTCTATTCATCCAACGGTGCATGTATGTAGGTAAGAACTCTTTAGCTTGTTCAGCCACCGCTTTGTAAGCGTCACTAGGTTTGTTACTAGGTACGACATTTACAAGTTCTGCTGTACTTTTATCTCTAGCTAGACCAGCAAGGATCTGTAGACCAGAGCATGTTGCATCAACTGCAACCATAAGACCAGTTGTTTTCTTGTCTTTAGCTATACAGCAGTGGTAGTATTCATGACATGAAGCCATAAATTGCCAAGGCTCGTCAACTTCTTCCCACAAAGGTAAGTAACCTTCTGGGTCGGTAGCGACCTTGGTAATGAGATCAGTATTCTCAGACACCCATTGATGTCTGTCCTCTAGCGTTGCTTTATCCAATCCGTAGGTTGTAGCTACTTGGAAAGATAACCAGAGTTCTGCCTCATCTGTCACACTAGCCTCATCAGCAAACCTTAGTAACGCTTTACCAAAGTCTGTATCTTGAGGAGTCAAGAAGGCTGGTATAGGATATGCTCTACCTCTGTAGTCGAAAGACCAACATAAATAAAAGACATCATCCTTAAACTTCTCAGCAGCTTCTAACTGTGTGCGTGTTCTGACTGATCGTTTGAAATTGATACGGTCAGCATTGTGAGCTTCAGCCATAGCTCGTCTCCAAGCTAGGTTGCTCTCCTGATTTTCGTCTGCATCTACAGGACGAGGTAACTTCGTGCTAGGTGATATAGGTATAAATTTACCTATAACTCTACCTCTCAACCTCATCTTATCTGCTATGTGCAGTACGTGCTGGTTGACACAGTACTTCACCCGCTGTAACTTGTTTAAGAAGTTCATCGGTGTTTCTCCGTGTATTATGAGGGGGTTACCCTTTCTGGTCAAATCATGACCTTTCATCATGCTGTTGGTAAGGTATCCTCCATAAATAATTTGTCCATTGTCATAGCCCCAATCGTCTGGTACAACTAGCATTGGCCAAGGTATGCCAGCAAATAACTCAGCTGATTTAATAAGTTCCGCTCTCTTCTCGTTGAAGAGGTCGGTGGGTACGACTCTGTACTCATACTTCTTGCGGTGTGTCTTACGTTTGTTGATGGTAAACCATTGGGTGGATTCCATTACAACTTGTAGTGCCCACCTGCCAAGAGATGTCTTTGTTTTAAGATTCCAGGGAGACCATTTGATGTTGCGTTGTCCAAATTTTTGACTAGCAATAATCTCCTTTTGTTTTGTACCACAGGCATCATGAAAGTATTTCTCGCTGATGTAGTGCATCAAAGCGGGATACTCTTTCTTGTACCATCTGAACTTGCACTCTGATTCAAGTGCCGATCCAATGGCAACCATTGTGGGAGTGATGAGGTTAGCTCCTCGTAGTGTACTAAATACTCTGTCAAATGTGACTTTGAGTATGATAGTTGAGATTGCTAGTGGTTCAAGGGTGTCAAGGTGCTCGGCAATTTCTTTATAGAACTTACCAGCTTGACCTTTGTTGAGCTTACAAAACGTAGTCTCAACGGTAGCCATCAGATATGGTAAAGCCTCTCTGATTGATGACACCCCATAAACGCTTGCGGAAGCGTAGGATTTCTCCTCTAATTTCTGCATGGAGTCGTGAAGCCTTTGCCTCCCACAGCTGATCGCTTCTTGTTCCAGCAGAAACTGTCGATGTAGGTTTGTATGCGTCACCATAAGCTAAGAAAAGGGAGTATTCGTAATCATCGAGGTGGTCGATTTGTCTTTGTGTGAGGTTAGATGTCATAGGATTTACATTGTTGTTCATAGGGAAATACTTTACAGTACTCCTCCATACTATTAAAGCAAGTCCAATTTGGCAAGTAGAAACCTAGCTCATACTCTGGGTTCCGTTTGGTGATGAGCTTGCCCTGAGAGGCAAGGATAACCAGCAAGTTGTCAATGATAGGAGGGCCACATGGGTCAATCTCTAGCATTACCTCGCCAGTATCATCGTTGATGTAGTAACCGAGTCTGTCAAGGATCTCGGATAAGTCACATGGGTTCATGGGATGTCGGTTTGGGTGTCGAGTACAGCGTTACTGGTCATGACGATGTAGTCATCATCATTCATAAGTAAGGTTTTCATGAAGCGTTTGGCAGCATTTGCTTGGCGGTATGCTCGCTCTTGTATCTGTCCGTCCTGCTTTACAGCTCGAACTACACATACATAGGATGCGGGCAAATTCCAGGTGATAGCTGCCTCGTGCCCCATATCGAAGGTCACTTGCGTCAACTCATCGGTGGCGTTCCATTTGTTGAGTTCAGCAATTCTGTTGTCAAACTTTCTTTTGTTTCTATCCATAATGAGGTTGGGCGTATGTTTTGTGTGGCTTTGGCTAATAGTAGAAAGACAGAGAGTACAATCCATAAACCGAATAGCCACCATAGTGCCTCGATGATGTCATCTTTATGAAACATCAAACGAGCTCGTCATCAAATCGCTTCATGGCAATCTCGACTTGCTTCTCCTCATCGTAGTAAGGGAAAGCAGCCTTGACCTCCTCGAAGATAGATTCTAGGCGTTCTTGTGCGTGTGGTGTACTCATACATCATCCTCCTCATGATCGTCCCAAGCTGCATTTTCAAAGAACTCTCTGATTGTCATGTCAGGGTCATCGGTTAGAGCATCAACAAAGTAACCACCCCATGTCCTTGTACAGTACTGGTTGTGGTAGTAGTCAAGTACACTGTCTACATTTCTTGAGAATACCTCAGCTGCATGCTTGCGGTTGTCAGCATAACACTGTGCTACTGTACGAGCGTCCTCACATGTATGCTCTGGAGGTAGTGAACTGAAGTCTATCAATTTAAGTCCTCCTCTTGGTTTAGGTTGCGTAGGTTGTGTGCCTCAACGATGAACTTGTCACCGTCTCTTGGAGTTTGCATAAGACGTTTAAGTCTAACCATTACAGTGTCCTCGGAGTCAAACACTCCGCAGATTGTATCATCTGAGTAGATTGAACAGCGTGTAACTGTGTATACAATCGGGTCATCAGTGCAGTCAAAGGTTTTGATGTACTGCTGTTCGTTTCTTGGTTTGAGGTTGATAATGTCAGCCATGTGATTGGAGCCAGTTAAGTGAACGTTGCATTGTGGATGGGTCATCATTAAACTTACCAAAGGCTACGTTACATGAGTCGCAAATGTAACCTCTGAACTGGTCAGTCTTATGATCGTGGTCAAGAACCCAGTTAGCAGTATGCCTACCGCATGCTGGGCAGTCGCCTGGGGCAGGTATGGGATGCTGCCGTCTCAGTCTACGTCTGACCGTTGCTTGTTTGTTGGAGCAATGTTTGCAAGTATTCTTACGACCTGCTCCCACAGTGCTAAAGAGTGGGAAGTCTGTGAGTAGTTTGATTTCTCCACACTCTTTGCATTGTTTAGCCTGTCCTGATTTGTAGGCTTGATAAATCTCATTGTCAATTAACTTCATAGTAATTGGTGTAGATCACGGAGTCTGCGATGTGGTCAAGTCCAGCGTCAGCTAGTGCATCGTAGATGTCTTTGTCTGAATCAAAATCCACAGCGATAGTGGAATT